ATGAAAAACATTGATGGGGCAGGCGAGCCGAATTTAGACTGCGAGCAAGCGCGGGCAGAGGGATATCGCGCGGGTCTAGACGTCGGCAGGTCTATGGGGTGGGTTGACGGGTTCTACGCGGGCGTGGACGTAGGGCGTAGGCAGAATCACAATATGCGGCTATGGTACGCGGTTAGCGCGGCCATCATGGTCGCAGTCTGCATAGGAGTAATCTATGGCTGGAACGCGAACAGTGGAAGGCGACGTCGGCCCATCCCCACTGGGAAGGAGGCGGAAGAAGAACTCCGCCGTATCAGGCGAAATGAGCGCCGCCGCGCTCGGGCTGCCAAGAAAAGGGCCGCAGCGGCGGGCGAAGAATACGTGCCGGAAGACGAATCTAACATGGACCTCGCGACTCCGCCGCCCGGTGCCGTCGATGGGCCTCTCACCCCTCCCACTGAGGAAGAATTGAAGGCTGACCTGATGTACGCCTTTAATGAGTTGGGTGGGCGCGCGGGGCTGGTCGCATGGGGGCGGAGGTATCCGAAAGAGTTCTACGCCCTGTGGACGAAGCATTGTCTTCCGAAGGAATCGGAGGGTAAGGAGGAGTCTGGCGGGCTTGAAGGGCTGCTGTCACAGCTTGAAAAGCGCAAGAGCAAGGAGACTGTGCAANTGAATTTCCTGAATAAACCGGCCCCGGAGATGCTGGGAGATCTAGAGGCTCAGCACTCAGCGGCTCGAGAGAAGATGGCTCGGGACGCCGGGTTCCCGTCGTACGAAGCGATGATTGCGTGGGAGCGGCAGAGATCCAACCCAACGGGCGGAACGGTGCCCGGCAAGAGGAAGGCCGCCCCCATGAGCGTGGACACGGCGATGTCGTGGCATCCGAAGGTCATTTTCCAGAACCTTGCTGACCTNTTTGAAGGGAGCTCGGGAAAAGTGAGTGAAGTGGAAGCAGCCCTGGATAATCTGGCGCGGTTGAGGGAGTCGTATCCCGACTACGCGGCGGAGTGTCTGAAGATCAAGACGAAAGCGGGTAATCTCAAGCCTTTTGAATTCAACAAGGCGCAGGAGTATATCCACGAGCGTCTAGAAGCGCAGCTTGAACAGACAGGCATGGTCAGGGCGCTGATCCTCAAGGGTCGGCAACAGGGCTGCTCCACATACGTCGGCGGACGATTCTACTGGAAGTCGTCACTACGGTTCGGGATCGGGGTGTATATCCTCACCCACGAGCAGAACGCGACCGACAATCTGTTCGCAATGGCGCAACGGTTTCACACACATACGCCCTTGCAGCCGAAGATTGGCAAGTCAAACGCGAAGGAGTTGGCGTTCAAAGCTCTGGATGGCGGCTATATCGTCGGCACGGCGGGCGTGAAGGCGGGCGGGCGGTCGCGCACTATTCAGTTGTTTCACGGTTCAGAGGTTGCGTTCTGGCCCAACGACACCGATCAGTTCTCGGGCGTGGTTCAATCGGTCCCATTCGAGCCGGGCACCGAGATTATTCTGGAATCCACGGCCAATGGCGTCACTGGGGAGTTCTATGATCGGTGGCAGCAGGCCGAGGCGGGGATTGGCGAGTACCAAGCCATCTTCGTTCCGTGGTTTTGGGACCCCGGCTACCGGCGCAAGCCGCCGCACGACTTTGTTCTTCGGGAATATAAGGAAGTCGAGGAAGAAACCGTCACAGAGGCGGAGTATGCGGCGCTGCACGGCCTTGACGATTATCAGATGTATTGGCGGCGCATGAAGGTTTACGAACTTGGCATCGTCAAGTTCATGCAAGAGTACCCCGCCACGGCGGACGAGGCCTTCCAGACCACCGGGCACGACAGTTTTATCAAGTCTATCGACGTTTTGCGGGCGCGGAAGAACAACCTGACCGCCGCTGGCCCGCTGGTCGTTGGCGTAGACCCGTCGCGGTACGGCAAGGACAGGTTCAGCATTGCGTGGCGGCGGGGCCGCAAGGTTACGAAGGTAGAACGTCGGGAAAAGGTGGAAACCACCGAGGCGGCGTTCTGGATCAAGCGAATTATTGACAACGACCACCCGACAAAGGTCTTTATTGACGCTGGCGGCGGCGGGGCGCAGATTTACGACGTCGTAGTGTCGTTTGGCCCGGTGTACGCAGACGTCATGGAGTTGGTCAACTTCGGCGGCGAGCCAGAGGAGCCTTATGAAACGCTTGAGGACGGCTCTGTTCGGCCCGGCCCGAAGAATAGACGTGCTGAGATGTGGAAGCGTTCGCGCGACTGGCTCCAGCAGCCCGGTGGGGCCGACATTCCCGACGAAGGCGTGCTTCAATCAGACGCCACGACCCCCGGATACAAGTACGACGTCCGTACTCAACATCTGATTTTGGAGTCCAAAGAACAGATACGGGCGCGAAAGGCTCGGAGTCCCGACGATTGGGACGCTATTGCCTTAACCTTCGCGAGCATGGTATATGATGAGGCAGGGGCCGACCTTGCTGCTACGCAGCAAAAGCGCCTGAAGAAGATCAANAAGCCGGTTGCGAGGGCCAAGGGCATGGATGGGGCGTTAACGAACAGGCACGCACGGCTGCTTTCCAAGCTGAAAGCCCGAACCCATCGCGACGGAACCCCAAAGCGAAATTACGAACAGAACGTAGCCGCCATCAAGGCCGAATTGTCAATGCTTGAGGAGCGCATCAGTGCCAGCAGCCAGACCGACACCCGCGCGGAAGCTGAAAAAGCCATCTTCCCCGTGGGAGGCCGCGGTGATGACGGCGATACGCCTGGAGCGCTTGAGCGGGTTGAAGATACGGAGCCGGAAGGCGATCGGGAGGAGATAATTCCCGACGGCTACGAGAGCGAGGCCGAGTTCCTCAACTACTGGCTCAAGCAATATACGCTGGACTACGACGCGGACAAGCACAACCGCGACGAA